ACAAAAATGAATACTTACTTTGTTCGTTACCTCAAGAATAAATCGAAGAGGGAACAGTTTCTTCAAATCGCACAACTGAATATGGCAAAGCAACCACAAGTTGTTTAATGTTCAAGGGAGGTTTACACCTCCCTTTTTTTGTAGTAAAATAGTAGGAGACTATGAATAATCATGGACAAAGAAAGACTTAAATTGATTGTAAGAAATCTGGAGTCACTTGTAAGTGCATTAAAAATGGAGATTTACTCTGATACGGATTCTTATGAACGAGTAAAAGAAAATTTGGACCACATCTCAGATTATGATGAGGTTTTTGACGAAGACTGATACCAAAAAATTGAGGAATTAAATGACTGTAAAACTTATTTCGATTACTCCCGATGCAGAACAAACAATGGCGTATATTGCGCGAGTTTCTAATCCTGCGAATCAAGACAACCAAAACTATGCCAAGTTGCTTGCTTATTGTATTAAGCATAATCATTGGTCTGTGTTTGAACAGTCTTCTATGACTCTTGAGATTGAAACGAATCGTGGTATCGCGGCTCAAATTTTACGACACCGTTCGTTTACATTTCAAGAGTTTTCGCAACGGTATGCAGACACCAATCTATTGAGTTCTGATATTCCTTTGCCAGAACTGCGTAGGCAGGACACTACGAACCGCCAGAACTCGATTGATGACTTGGACGAGGAAAGGGTCTTCGTGATGAATAAGATGATTCAAGACCTGTTTCGTGACTCTCAGGAGGTCTATAACTATCTTCTAGGTCAGGGTGTTGCTAAGGAATGTGCTCGTTTTGTACTTCCTCTTGCAACTCCTACTCGTATTTACATGACTGGTTCTTGCCGTAGTTGGATTCACTATATCAATCTTCGTTCTGCACACGGAACTCAAAAGGAACATATGGACATTGCCCTTGCTTGTAGAGAAGTTTTTAAAGAACAATTCCCATCGGTTTCAGAAGCTCTTGAATGGTGATATATAAAATGCCGCAATAAAAATAATATGTATTATCAAACTAAAGCCATCTCAAAAGATGAAACTTGGACTACATGTACAATAGTAGATACAACTGAAGACAATTATATTGTAGAATATAATGAAGATGGAAACTTCTTGACAAAAGAAATTAAACCAGAAGAACTTCAAAAATTAGATTATTCCGAACTTGAAATCAGTCAATAAAATGCCAGTTTCTATAATATCCGCATGTAAAAATAGAAAAAAACCTTTAGCCATATCTATGGCTTCATGGATGCAATTTGATGAGGTTGATGAGATAATAGTAACCAATTGGAATTCTGATGAACCTATAGATCATTTAACTATACTAAGTAAAAAAGTAAAGATAATTAATGTAAAAAATGAACCATATTTTAATCAACCTCAACCATTAAACTTAGCCGCATCTTTAGTTAAAAGTGACTATATTTTGAAATTGGATTGCGATCATGTACTAAATCCATATTTCAACTTTTTTGATTTTCATGATATTAAAGAAAATTCTTTTATATCTGGATCAAATAAGTTATTGGAAGGAATGGATTTTCATTTTTTACATCCCCTTTGGGGACTATTATATGTAAAGACCGAAGTTTTTAAAAAAGTCGGTGGATATAATGAAAATATGGGTAAGTACTATGCAGTAGAAGATGATGAATTGGCTGTGAGATTGATATCATATGGTCTTAATCCAATACTAATAGATAGTCAAAAATTATCCGCTTTGCATATTCCACATTCCAATAAAGATAGAGTAAAAAATTTCGAATCATTCGAGAGTATAACTAAAATTTTAAGTGAATTTGGGAAAGATTTTCTAGGAGATGATCTTTATACTTATATGTCAAAATTATGTAAAGATAAAAATCACAATGTTTATCCTATATCTGCTAGAATGATGGAAATACTTGACTTGCAGGAGAAGAACAAATACAGTGAGAAAATAGAAATAGATGTAGATTGGTATTCAGAACCACTCTACAAATGGGATATAACCCAAATAAACGATCAAATATATGAAGCAGTTAAGATATGAGTATTTCTATAATATCTGCATGTAAAAACAGAGGTGAGGCTTTAGCCGTATCCATAAGTTCATGGATACAATTTGATGAGGTCGATGAAGTAATAGTAACAGATTGGAATTCTGATATTCCAGTAAACCACCTAACTCGATTAGATAGTAGAATTAAAATTATTACTGTTCCAAGGGAACCATATTTTAATCAACCTCAACCATTAAACTTAGCCGCATCTTTAGTTAAAAGTGACTATATTTTGAAATTGGATTCAGATACAGTTATGAATCCATATTTCAACTTTTTTGATCATCATACTATTGATGATCAATCATTTTTAACTGGTACTGATGAATCATGGCACTTCACTAATTTAAAAGCTGATCCTAAACATGTTTACCAGAACTATAAGTATCTCAAACCTCTTTGGGGTACTTTATACATAACAAGAGAAAATTATTTCAAAATTGGTGGATATAATGAAAACATGAATAAATTTGCAGCTTGGGAAGATACTGAAATATATGAAAGGTTATTGCTTTTAGGTTTGAATCATGTGAATATTAAATTCAATGAAAAAACCCTTTTTTCATTACCACACTTAACTAAAAAAAGAGTGGAAGAGTTCCAAGCTTATAATGAAAACAAATATTTGGAAGTAACAATTAGAGATCACATTAAAAAATATAATAATGTTGATGATGACAATGTTGTACATAAACTAATTCTAGAAAAACATAATAGATTTAATTATAAAAAATTTAAACTAAAAGAAGATAGTAGTTATTATGTAAAACCCGTGGTAGAATGGGATATCCAACAAGTTTCTTCCCAACGTTATATTGCTAAAAAAATACACAATAAATAAATTATACTTGAATTTTATTAATTAAATGGCGACTTATCCTGTTATTAACAACACCACTGGTGAGCAGAAAGAAGTGATCATGAGTGTTCACGACTGGTCTCAGTGGAAGCAAGATAATCCGGACTGGGAGAGAGATTGGAGTGATCCATCTACTTGTCCTGGTTCGGGTGAAGTAGGCGAGTGGAAAGACAAACTCATCTCCAGAAATCCAGGCTGGAATGATGTTCTCACTAAAGCCGGAAAAGCTCCTGGTTCTCGCGTAAAGAAAATCTAAATGGCAAGACAAAGAAAAACATCTAACGGCAACATTGGGATTGGTATGAGCGCAAAACAATTGCGTCGTAAAAAACCAATCAATTCTGAATCTATGGTGGATATTTCTCCACTTACAGACAATCAAAAACTCTTTTTTGATGAGTATAAAAAAGGTAGAAATGTTTTTGCTTACGGTGCTGCAGGTACAGGTAAAACATTTGTAGGTCTTTATCTTGCACTCAAAGATGTTCTTGATGAGAGAACGCCTTATGAGAAAGTTTATATCGTAAGGTCTCTCGTCTCTACTCGGGAAATTGGTTTCCTTCCAGGAGATCATGAAGATAAATCTTCTTTGTATCAAATTCCTTATAAAAACATGTGTAAGTACATGTTTGAGTTGCCTTCAGATTCTGATTTTGAAATGCTTTATGGAAACCTTAAAGGTCAAGAAACTATTTCATTCTGGTCAACTAGTTTTATTCGTGGTACTACTCTCGACAACGCAATTGTATTGGTCGATGAGATGCAAAACTTGAACTTTCACGAATTGGATAGTATAATTACTCGTATCGGTGAAAATAGTAAGATCGTATTTTGTGGTGATGCTACTCAATCAGATCTTGTTAAAACCCATGAAAAAAATGGGATTCTTGATTTTATGAAAATTATTCGTGCAATGGAATATGATTTTTCTATGATAGAATTTGGAGTTGATGATATTGTTCGTTCTGGACTTGTCAAAAACTATATTGTTACTAAATTGTCTTTAGGTATGTAATGTTTGTTCATTTAGATTATTTAAAAGAAGAAGTTGATTTACAAGCAGAAATGATTGAAGGGACTCGGTTTTATCGGGTCCCTTCTGGTAAGTTGTATCCTTCCATCACTTCTGTCACCAGTTTTTATGGTAGACAAAAATTTATTGACTGGCGTAAGAAAGTTGGTGAGGAAGAAGCCAATAAGATCACTAAGGTTGCTACAGATCGTGGTACTAAGTTTCATGATATTGTAGAAAAGTATTTGTTAAATGAAGATATTGACAAATATAAACCACTTCCTGTAACAAAGTTTCTCTTCCTTGCGGCTAAACCATATCTAGATCGTATAAATAATATACATGCTTTAGAAAAGTCACTTTATAGTGACTACTTGGGACTTGCGGGCAGAGTTGATTGCATCGCTGAGTACGAGGGAGAGCTCGCAGTTATTGACTTCAAGACTTCAAAGAAAATAAAACCTGAAGAATGGATTGAAAACTATTTTGTCCAGGAAACAGCATATGCTTGCATGTATTATGAAATGACTGGTATTCCAGTCCAAAAATTGATTACTATTATGGTCGCTGACAATGGAGAATGCTTCGTCTATGAAAAACGCAACAAGGATCACTATATTAAACTTCTTACCAAATACATTAGAGAATACGTCACTCATAAAACAGGAACCCATGCAGAATAACGCTGAAGACGTAAATTCACTTATAAAAGAAAAGTTTCTCTGTCAGTCTAAGTTTGCACAGGATATTGAATATCTAGTATCGACTTCAAAAATCAATTATATTGAAGCCATCGTCACATATTGTGAAGAAAATAGTATTGAATTTGAATCTGTTTCAAAACTTATTTCGAAACCGTTAAAAGAGAAACTTAAATACGAAGCAACTCAATTAAACTTTCTCAAAAAAACAAGTCGTGCTAAATTGATGTTCTGATGACGCCAATAGAGGTATACAAAACGTACCTGGCATTCAAGAATCATTTCACTAAACCAAACTACGATTACTTCCAATATTGCGGAAAGTCCAGAGCTTCAAAGGAATCCTTCAACAAAAGGAAAGATCGTTACTTCTTTGAACGCATGTCTCGACAAAAATCTGATGATGAGATCCGTCAATACTTCTTGGCTAATTTTGTAGAATGTGATGATCCTGCTAAACTTTGGATCGGTGAAATCATTGAGTCAGGTGAAAAAAATTATTCAAACTGGGTGAAAAGATCTCAAAGCCTCTTCTATCTCTTCAAGACAGAGGCTGAGATTTTTATTCACAAGGATAACTTCAATGAATTATTTGAAGTTAATGGATCATCTCACCCAGAAATCCTTAAAAAGTATTTACAAAATGTTATATCCATAGAAACTTTTGTGATCATAGATATGATCCTTAATTTTTCTAAAAAATTTGATAAAAAACTCTTAGATCCTGTGTGGGAATCCGTCAGTTTACGCATCAAAAAATACAAATCATTCCTAAATATTGATAAGGAAAAGTACACACAGACACTAAAGGAGATTGTATTGTGAGTGAATTTTTTCTATCAGAGGGTGAAAAACTTAAACAAATTCTGAATACTGTCAAAAATTTTGTGAGTTCTAATAATAATAGTATTAGATCTACCCAATACTACATATCATTGGGTGATAAAAAACTTCTACAAGTTATTGAAGAAACTTTAAATGATTCTCATATAGATGAGGAACAAAAAAAAGAACATATAGATCTGATGAAAACTTTTTTGGAGAAAAAGAAGAATATTTACTCCCACCTCTCTTCTTCAAATGATCCAGAATCACTTGAAATGAAAAACGCAATTGAAGAAGCTGCTAAATCCTTTGGTTTTACTGGAAATAATACTAATGATATATTTTTATTAGAGTTGGAAAATACTCTAGAAAGACTAGAAAAAAAGGAGATTACATTGTGAGTGGATTTTTTCAATCCGAAATTGTGAGGGAAACCATCAAAGAGATGGAAGAACTTCAAAACCGTATTATTCAAGATACTTTCAAAGCACCGATTATGAGTCGGGAAGAAAAGAAAGATCATGTTGAACTCATGAGAACTTTTCTAGAGAAACAGAAGAACTTATACTTCCGACTCTCACTTTCAGATGACCCAGAAGCACTAGAGATGAAAGAAAGAATCCAAGAAGCTGCAGAGTTTCTTGGATTTAAAGGTAATAATGTTAATGAGTTATTTACCGAAATGGAAAACACTCTCAAAAGACTAGATAAAATCGCAGATATGTAAGATGTCCTATCACTACAAGATCACCTCTCAATATTGTTACCACAATGGTGAAATTGTAGATATGTATTTCATCAATGGAATTCCTTTTACCTTTGATGATATTCCATTAATTATGCAGGAAGATCCTTATATTCAAATAGAAGCGGAAAATAATGAGTATTATACAACAGAGGATATGTATAGGTGGTCAAATTATCTGATTGACGAAATGTGTCATCCACTTCTTTTTGAGTTGGCTCTGGAAAATCCAGAAGAAATGCCGAAAGATTGATACAAATTTTGGCTTGACAACCATTCCTACCCAGTGTAGGATAAAGTCGTCCCAAAGGCCAAATACACTCAATACGGAGAATACAAATGTCTTTTGCTGATCTCAAGAAACAGTCCCGTGCTGGTTCACTGACTGAAAAACTGATCAAACAAGTCGAAAAACTGAATAGTGGAGAATCTGGTGGCGATGACCGCTTCTGGAAACCTGAAGTTGATAAAGCCGGAAATGGTTATGCGGTAATCCGATTCCTCCCTGCACCCGAAGGATGTGAACTTCCTTGGGCTCAAGTCTGGAGTCATGCATTCCAAGGCCCTGGTGGGTGGTACATTGAGAACTCTCTGACCACAATGGGACAAAAGGATCCTGTGTCTGAACACAATCGTGTTCTGTGGAACTCTGGATCTGATCGTGATAAAGAAATTGCTCGTAAACAGAAACGCAAACTGTCGTACTACGCAAACATTTATGTGGTAAGTGATCCTGCACACCCCGAGAATGAGGGTCGTGTGTTCCTCTACAAGTTCGGTAAGAAGATCTATGATAAGATTACCGAAGCAATGCAACCTCAATTTGCAGATGAAGAAGCTATCAATCCTTTTGACTTCTGGACTGGTGCTAACTTCAAACTGAAGATTCGCAAGGTTGAAGGTTATTGGAACTACGATAAGTCTGAGTTTGACAAGTCCTCTACCCTTATGGATGATGATGACAAACTGGAACGTATCTACAAGAACCTGAACGATCTGAATGAGTTTGCTGCTGCATCAAACTTCAAGTCCTATGATGAACTGAAGAAGCGTTTGGATTATGTTCTGGGTGCAAAAGCGCCTGCACGACAGGATCCTGAGACCATTGAAGAGGATGAACAGTGGGAAGCAGAACGCCGTGGTGAATCCACTCCGAAACGTTCCGCTCCTTCCTTTGAGATTGCTCGTCCTGCAGTTCAGGAAGAAGATGATGAAGATGCAGATGATGCTCTGAGTTACTTCCAGAAACTCGCCGAGTCCTGATAAACTAAAAGGAGGGATATCACCCTCCTTTTTTTTATATTCTCATGATTTTTTCATTATAAGTGCGTTTAAGTTTATCATTAATATAATTTGGATCATCTTGATTATACGTCATAATATTTCTAAGATCGTTAATAACTGCAGGTAAGTATTGTGGTTTTAGAATTATTAGTTTTCTTTTTTCCTCGTTTAATCTGGATTCATATTCATAATTTGATATTGGCCTACAAAGTGAAGATCCGGGAATTCTAATTATAGAATTTGTGGTTGGATCAAAGTATTGAAACTCCTCTGTAATCTTTTCTTGCCATTCTGTTCCGGTCCATCTCCATGTGGTTTGATTTTGATTATATAAACCACCAACTTCAACGTTTAAAATTTCTTCTGGTAAACTTACGGTAATTGTTGGCGTTGTAACGTAGTTTGTTCCCCCATCAATAATTTGAATGTTTCCTATACCAGTGTTTATTAATTGGAATGTTATTGTTGCTTTTCTAGATATCGGAGCATTTTCAATAGACACGGTTGGAGCTGCAGTATATCCAAATCCAGTATTTGTTATAGTAATACTGGTAACAATTCCACTTGTTAAATTTGCTGTGCCTGTCGCGGTTACAGCAGGATATGGATTTCCAATAGTTATCGTTGGAGGTACTGTATAACCAACTCCTGAATTTGTAATATTAATATTACTGACAGATCCTCCAGTAACTTCTGCAACTCCTTTCGCTGTAGAAATCAAAGTATATTCAAATAATTTGTTACTTGGATCACCGCCTACTATAAATTTTTCATTATTAGGTTGTATAAAAATGTCACATGGTTCTCCGATTCTATCTCCAACATAAAAATCATATGCATAAGTTGCGGTGTTTAATTGCCACGATTGCAAATTAAATTCGTAAATACTAGAACTGTCTTGACTTGTTGCAAACAACTTAGTTCCATTGGAATTAAAAGTAAATCCCAGAATGGAGTTATCTCCAGTAGTAGTCGTGATATTTAAACTACTTATAGTTGATCCACTTCTTGTAGTAATATCCCAAGGAGTTCCAACAGAATATTCCCTGATTACATCAGGATTGGAAAAATCTAGAATAAAAACCCTAGTTCCATCAGGTTTAAATCGGATTCCACCAGGAGAAGCTATGGTGATTTGATTTAATTTTGTTGCAGTTGAAAGATTCCATGCAGTGGATAATCCATAAGATACTATTTTATAGGATAATCCAACTCCACCAGTCACATACATGATAGTTCCATCTGGTTTAAATTCAACACCAGTCGTATAGTTAAAATCCGCACTTACATCTAGTTCATAAGTTAGTAAAATTGTATCAATACTCCAAACACTACTTAAAGTATATTGTTTAATTTGATTCGCACCAGTAAAACTGGCTGTATATAAGTAGTTTCCAGCATCATTTAGATAGAAACCCTCGATATTATTGCCTACTGCAATTGGTGATTCTTTATTATAGGATCCAACTATAGTTCTTGGAGATGGTGAAAATGTTACCGTTGGCGCTGTAAGACCATAACCAATTCCACCAACTAAATTTTTAATCGTTGTAACTTTATCAATATTAATTCCATCACCTAAGTCACACTCAGCAGTTGATTGGACTGATTGAACTGGACTTGAGAATGTTACTTGTGGAGAGTTATTATATCCTTGACCCCCGACTATACTTACAATTGAAGATACTCTAAAATTACCAATCAAACAATTTGCTGAAGCATTACTAGTAATTGGTGGATTGGAAATGTCAATTGTCGGAATTTGCGTGTACCCTAGTCCAGCATTTGTAATTTGTATGGATTGTATGCTGTTACCAAAACCTACTATCGGAGTTAATACAGCTTGGGTTCCTGGAATATAAATTGGAGGAAATGTTATTCCAGGAGGTATTTCCTCCACACTCACATATTCTGGACTTTTGTAAAAAGCCTCATCAAGAACTACTCCAGCAGGAAAAACTTCTCTACCGAAAGTATCTCTTGTGGAAATAGATTCATAATAACGAATTTCGGAAAAAGCATCTTCAGATCCATATTTTTCCAACATGTAGTTATTAAAATTATCAAGAGTTAATGGCCATTCATCCTGAACATTAATAATATTATTAGTAGTTAATATAACCCAATCTAATTCCGGATCACCATAAATTTTTTCCGCAATTTCATCTGGTCTTTCATTTTCAGTGATTATATAATATTCAAAAGCTGCAGTTATTGTACTTACGTCTTCTCTAAGTTTGGCTCTTTTAAAAATATTTTTGACAATAAGTGTTTCATCATTAGATACTTCATTTTTTGTTCTATTCAGAACTTGAATATTTGGTAATTCTTTAAAGTACGTCATTTTAGTATCCTACTGAGTTCGAACTTACTGAAGATAAATCACCCCTATTCATAAGATCCACCTTACCAGTTTTACTATCAACACCAAAAATATTTCCTTCCTGATAATCGGTATCATAAATTGGTTCAAGTTCATCAAACATCATTTGCATGGTAGTTGAAACTGGTTGACCTTTTTCATATGCAGCCCACAAACCATCAGGAGTATAATTACAACTAAAACTTTTTAATGCACAAGTTTTAAATTTATTTACACCTGCAATTTCATTGGTTTTTCCATTCCTAAACTCTAACTTAAAAACATTTGGACTTCCCAAGAAAAAAGATGATTGTCCAGATTTACCTGACATTTTTTTAACTGACATCCCTTGTTTAAAAAATCTTATAATTTTTCTAACCATTGCAGCTTCTTCTGCACTTCTTGGGGATAATCTATAACTAAAGGTAAAACTTCTAAGTGTTGGTGCGTTAAATAATAATTCCAAATTTGAGTTTGGAACAATTCCCGCTCCTCTTGCTAGAATTGATTCTGCTTCAACACCTATGCCTTGCATTTTTAATAATCTCGAAACTCCCTCACCTCCTATTAACATCGCTAGTTCTTCACTTACAGCTCCCTGTTTAATTAATTCAAATAGATTTTTACCTAGAAGAGCGGATCCAGCACCTTTTTCCATTCCAGCACCAAGGAGACCTCCAATCGCTGCTCCACCTGCTGCAGTCAAAGCCGAAGCCTTAGCATTTCCCATTGTTTGTGCAGCAACTGCAGCCGCAATATTTCCCATTGAATCTTCACCCCAACTAACATTATTGCTATCCGCAACACTATTAGGCATGGGAAGAAATACTGTTCCTATAATTTCAGATAAATTTGATACAGTTTGAATTCCTTTTGATAAAGTTTGAACGGCCTCAGCAGTGCCTCCAAAAATAGAACTAGCTTTAGATGGTCGATATCTGTATTGAGAAATTGCAAAATGATCTTGAAGACTTGTCATTAAATCTTCAGGATATTTCATTTCTCCACTAAACAGTCCTTTTTCGTTTTTTACTCCAAAGTTATCACCATTGACCGCAAAGTTTTTATAACTTTCAGCGGGATTCTGTAAGAACCCATACAAGGAACCTACTCCCCCGCCACCACCTACTCCTCCAGCAGCTGAAGAACTGGTTGATCCTGATCCACCACTACCAGGAATCGATCCTGAACCAGAAGCAACAGTAGCCGCATTAGTTATTCTTGTTTCACTATTATTTATTGTACTTGACCCACCTAATCCACCTACAGTTCCGGAAACGGCGTTTTCTGGTGTAACAGATGTTTGTCCAGGGGATCCGGTGGTAAAATTTTCAGCTGCCCATTGCGGTAATTTTGATCCTGACGTAACTCCACCAACTTTTCTATATGCTGACTGAACTGATATGATTGTTTGTGTATGTAACTGACTTTTTTCGTTATCATTAAATCCTAATGACGTAGATGATACGTTCCATTGACCATCTTGATAGATTGGTTTTGTTCCTAAAGGAGCGTTTTGTTGAATAATTTGAACATACCCAGTAACTGGTTCATATTGAAGATTATATGAAACACCGTTTTTAGTAACTAATGGGGTTTTAACGTTTGTATACGCCACTTAAGATTTACTCCAGGCTTTGTGATTAGGGAAAGATTGACCTCTCATATCAACAAATTTTTCAGTGGGTAATAGTGCAACGGAGGGCCAATCTTTTTCTGGAATTCTTAAAAATCCTCCAGCGACTCCAGAAAAAAAGTAACGATGAATAGTATTACGAGGTATACCTACGGTATCTGACTTATTTATTAGGCTTTTTGCAAGGCCCTCCCTATATTGTCTTCCCACGTAATGTAGATTTATTCCAATAAAGTAGTTTTGATTATAATTAACCTCAGTAATATACGTGAGTGGTTGTCTATCAAAGAAACCAAGTTCTCTAGTACTTGCACCATAAATGAAGAAATACATTCTTCCGACTTCTATTCCACCAGTGTCCTGTAAGTTTATATCCGACTCTTGAAGTTCCCCCAATACCTGCCTAAGTCTGCCTGAATACCAATCTCCACTACGATTTTTCTTTCCGGCTTCTTTTATAATTTGATCACCAATTCCTTTTCCCTTTTCGTATGGAATGTCTCTCATATCCCCAGATCCTCCTCAGTCATGATTCGGAATTCATAATTACGATCTGCACAAAACTCTTTTGCGGCTTTCCACTTTGCCTGATTTTTTACCCAGGTTTGGACTTTGTACGCCCATGCTTTTGTTCTTCTTTTAGGGTTTTGTTCTGGCATTTGCAATTCTTTCTTGGGTTTTATTTCAATCACAACTGTTCGTGTATTTCCATTTTTATCTTTATATTTTACAAAGAAGTCCGGAAAGTAACGATGAACTTTGTTATCCAAAGGAGAAAGATAAGGAATCCAGAATTCCTCAGATTGCCATTGATTCACATTTTCATTTAAGTCACAATATCTCATGAACTTTCTTTCCCACAAAGAACGATAGACAATATTTGTGGGGTCACCTTTATACTTTTTGGGGTTTTCTGGTCGGTATTTTCCCTTGTAACTCATATACATACTATAGATCCTTAAGTAATATTTATAGATGGCTGAACCATTTAGGCCAGATTTTCCTTCAAATGAGTATAGAATAGATCCAATCTATACAAGGATGACTCTGCCTAGAAATACTAATGATGGTCGTGCGGCTTTACCTGGAGTTAGTGAATTATTTGGTGAACTATCTGTTACAAGTCAATTTAAAGTTACTTTATTTCTTGGAGATACATATCCAATTACAAACTCAGATTCTGATATTAATGCTTGGTTAGTTACCTGCGGAGTTTTGGGATCAAACTTATTCAATGGTAATACTTCGTATTTAAATTCTCTTCGTTATGAATTTATGTGCAATGAAACTGCTCTTCCAGGAGCATCATTTAGTATGTTCGAAGAAACTGGAAGCAGACAGGGGATTGTGGAAAGATTTCCAAATCGGAGAGATTTTCCAGAAGTCACAATGACATTCTATGTTGATGCAGAATATGGTATTATTCGTCTATTTGAAGAATGGATGAATTTTATAAATCCACTTTATAATACAAAAGGTAAATTGAGTTCTGGAAATCCTAGAGGTGGAGTCGGACAATTTGATTCTGAACAATTCTTTAGATTTAGATATCCAAAAACATATAAGAGAGATTTAGCGATAACCAAATTTGAGAGAGACATTTATGTAGATCCAAATACCGCAAATGTTGAAAGAACCCCATCAATGTTGACATATAAATTTATCAATTCATTCCCAACTACTTTAACTGCACTTCCGGTCACTTATGAAGGTAGTACCATTACAAAAACCACTGTAAGTTTCAATTACGATCGTTATGTAATCCTAAATCATTTTGGAACTGGACAAAATAATTATGAAAATCCATTTATAACTGATGGTGGAGAAAATATAAGTCTTACTACTCCATCTATTTCTTGGGGTAACGCTCCAGAATACTTTACAAATCCAACATTTGGAGTTAACTCTGGAATTGATCTTTCCCCATCCTTTAAACCACTCTAAATAAATTTAATTGATTACATAATTATATGCCATTACCTAAGATTGCTACACCAACTTATGAGCTTAAATTACCTTCCACAGGAAAACCTATAAAATATAGACCATTCCTAGTGAAAGAAGAAAAGGTTCTGATTTTAGCTTTAGAAAGTCAAGATATTAAACAAATTACCCTGGCTATTAAATCAGTCCTAAAAGATTGTATTCTGACGAAAGGAATTAAAGTAGAAGACCTACCATCTTTCGATATTGAATATATTTTCTTGAATGTTCGAGGAAAGTCGGTAGGAGAATCTATAGATTTGGTCGTAACTTGTTCAGATGACGGAACAACTGAAGTTCCTGTTAAAGTTTTTGTAGATCAAGTTCAAGTCCAAAAAGATGATGAACACTCTACAGAAATAAAAATTGATAATGAAATCATGATTAAAATGAAGTATCCTTCACTAGATCAATTCATTAAAAACAATTTTGATTTCACAACTCAAGAATCTGTATCAACGATTGAAAAATCATTTGATATCATCTCTTCTTGCATTGAATCTATTTTTACTGCAGAAGAAGCTTGGGCTTCTGCAGATGTGACTAAAAAAGAGTTAATCGAGTTCATTGAAAGTATGAACGCAGATCAATTCAAAAAAATTGAAAAGTTCTTTGAGACAATGCCTAGACTGTCTCATACATTCACCGTCGTAAATCCAAATACCAAAGTAGAGAATACTGTAACTCTGGAGGGACTAACAAGTTTTTTCGGTTAATTATGGCTCATATTGATCTTGAGTCATATTTTCGCATCAACTTCGCTCTCATGCAGTTCCATAAATACTCTTTGACAGAGATTGAAAACATGATGCCTTGGGAAAGAGATATCTATCTCACCCTGTTGAAAATGCACATTGAAGAAGAAAACTTAAAGGCACAACAGGCAGCAAACCGTGGCAGTTAGTTCACTACTCAATCCATCTAGAATTGTAAGAGAAAGACCAACGACGGCTGCAGCTGCTCAGAATTTTATCACTGGTGGATCTCCTTTAGGTCAAGGAGTTGTTGCTAGTGCTGCTAATAAAATTGTAGGATTTCAAAGAGGGGCTTCTGGAGTTGCAGCAAAACCACCAGATTTAAACTCTATCATTCAAACATTATCATCAAATATTTTAACTAATGTTGAAAATAGAGTACAATCGGTAAATAAAAATGTAACTCAAATAGTCAATCAAAAAACTGATGGATTAGAAAAAAAATATCAAGATAGATTAGATAAGATTGATGCTGCAAGACCAAATTCAATCTTACAAAATTTCTTAAATCTATACAAAGAAGCATTAGGATATATTCAGTTTTTAGGTAATAGAAAAAATGTAAAAACTCTTGGTGATAACTTAAAAGCCCTTCAAAACGTTTTTACCGAAACTTTTAATATTGCCAAAATTATTCGTCAAACAATTGTAAGAATTGTAAAACAACTCTCAAATTTACCCACTGCAAATGCTGGTGGTGGAGGATTAAACTTAGATATTGATATCCCTGGAGGAAATCTTAGAAGAAGTCCTTTAGGTGGAATGTCTAGACTTCTTAGAGCCGGGAAACCAGCACTAATGTTAGGTGGTGCTGCATTAGCTGGTGGACTTGGATCAAAAGTTGTGAGTGGAATGATGGATCTTGGTGGGGATGTTCAAACTGCACCAATGGCCGAGGGAACTATACCTGGTGCGTTATTAGATCGTTTTAATGCAATATTAGATAGATTTTCTACTGCAATTAATTCATTATCAAACGTTAAAAAATCCCAACCTTCTCCTGGAGGTGCTGCTCCTGTTCCACAAAAACCACCAGAAAAACCTCCTGGAAGTGGTGGGGGTCCAACACCACCACCAGCTGGCACAAAAGATCCCGGTGGAGCTACAGGTCCTGCAGGAGCTGCAACCAGATCTTTGTTAGATTCTATTGCTTTCGCTGAAGGAACCTATGATCAACCAAACAAAGGATACAACACACATTTTGGATTTAGTCAAACACAAGATCTCTCTAAACATCCAGATAAAGTAATTCGTAGTGGTGGGTATGCAAGTGCCGCATTTGGTCGTTATCAATTCATGCCTGATACTTGGCAAGGTGTTGGTGGTGGTAGAATGGATCCCGAAAGACAAGATGCGGGTGCAGTTGAACTGACAATTAGGAGATTGAATAAAGCCGGAATAAAAGTAAAAAATGCAAATGAATTAGAATCTTTATTGCAGAAAGAAGGCATAAGTCCAAGAATAGCTGCCGCACTTGCTCCGGAGTGGGCTTCCTTCCCAACACTTGCGGGTGTAAGTGCATATGGTCAACCAGTCAAAAAATTACAAAGGATACAAGAATTTTATACCAAGAGAATAAAATCGCAGGGAACTTCCACTGCGGCACCGGCACCACAAAAACCACCAACAGTTGCAGCAGCACAAACACAATCAACTACTCAACAACAACTTGCACAAACAGTATCACAACCACCAGTTCAACAACCACCTCAAGTTAATATAGCTCCTTTAAATCTCTCTACACCACAAGCACAATCTACTAAAGTTGGAGATACTGTGGCCCCACCTCCAGTAATGAGTAAAGGTGGAGTTACGGTTCCATTTTTATCGTCATCAAATCACGATAATTTTCTTACATTATACTCTAAAATGGTTTATAACATTGTGGACGGATAACTTATGGCACCTCCAAAGAAAGATACTCCACTAAAATCACCATTAGTATCTGCTTTTACTAATATTGTTAATATCGGTCGTTCTAAATCTCAAATGAGATCGACTCAAAGATCTTATAATGAATTTTTGAAATTCATGACGACTGAAGTAACAAACCTCCAAGCAATTAAACTTCCAGAGGAAAAAAAGATAAAAAAATTAGCTAATATTAATGTATCTTCCACCTTTGGATCCGCTGGAAGTTTATTATCCGGTTTAGCTAGTGGGGCTTTAGATGCTGCGGGATTAGTTGGAGATCTTTTTGGTGGTCGTAAAGGTGGTAAAGGTGGTAAAGGTGGAACAAAACCAAAGCCAAATCCAAAAGCAGGAAAACCGATACCAAAAGGAAAAAAACTTAGACTTCCAGGTATTAGGGGGTTACCAATCCTATCCGCAGCCTTAGCTGGTTTAGACTTTGCACAGGGAATTTCCGAAGGAGAATCTGCAGGTAAAGCGGGTGCAGGTGCTGTTGGATCTGCTGCTGGTGCAGCTGCTGGAGGTCTTGCTGGTGTAGCATTAGCTGGAGCAATTGGACAAACTTTAGTTCCTATACCTGGACTTGGTTTTGTATTGGGAGCCGCAGTTGGTAGTTTAGGTGCATTTGGTGGTGGTTATTTAGCAGACAGAGCCTATGAAAAGGCAACTGGAGAAGGAAGTGTAAAAGAAAAGACAAAAGCAAAACTTAAACAACAAGAACAAAAACAAAAACTTGCAGCATCAGCTAGTAAAGTTACCTTACCACAGGTATTGGATAAATTTGAAAATGTTGTTATTAAATTTGAAAAAGCTTCTCTTGGATCCATCCCCGAATCTGGAAATAATTATACGCAAGAAGGATTTGGGGAAAAAAGTTTTGAGGGTGGAAAACCGACTCCTCCAGATGAACCAACACAACCATATGATGGACCAATTAGTAAAGACACTTTTTTTCCATTACCAAGAGGGATTATATCTAATCGTTCTGTTGGAGTTAAAGGTGGTGAATACGGAGCGCCAAGAAGTTATGGCGGACATAGTGGACAAGATATTGGAGGCCTTCCGCCAGGATCCCCTGTAGTCGCTTGGAAAACGGGAAAAGTTAGATATACTGGATCAGTTGAAGCAGGAGATACTATTATAACTTTAGATCATGGTGGGGGTGAACAATCTGTATATAAACACGTTGTACCAACTGTCGCTCCAGGAACAGTTGTATACGGGGGTCAACAAGTTGCTAAATTATTTGCTGCGAGAGCTTATCCAGAACACTTGCATTTTGAAATATGGAAAAATAAATCTCACGTAAATCCAAATGGCGCTATATCTGCTGCTCAAAAAATTCCATCACCACTGACTGCAGAAAAAGCAAAAGAACAATCGGAAAAGTCGTCAGAAAAAAGTTCAATTGCCCCTGGTGTAAATCCACAATCTGTGCCAGGAACTCAACAAGCTGCAACTATAAGTCAAACTAAACTAATGCCTTCTGTTCCTAAACCAACTGTTCCTAGTGCAGATATGCAACAAAAGTTTCAGATGGCATGGGATAATAGAAATAATCCCTTTGCAAGAGGGAGAATTGAATCTGCTTGGGATAAGATGACATCGGAACAACAACAACAATCAAAAACATGGGCTCAGTCAAAAGGATATAATTGGAATGAAATGAAGTTGAAAGAAAAACCCTCAACTATTCAAGCATCCCAATCAATGGTCGTTCCTGTTCCATCAATGCAACAGTCTGTTCCTGAACAAATACAACAATATCCAGATTATAATTTACCACAATCAAGTATAACTTTAATGCCTATCCTTATTGGTGGAGGTGGAGGGTCTCAACAGAGACCAATGGTTATTGCTGGAGGCGGAGGTGGTGGAGGGACAACAATTATGCCGCCAATTCCTGAAGGTCAGGTGTTAAATAGTTTATTTAAGACCATCTTGTTAACAAACTTGTCGGGAACGTAATATGTCTAATGCATTAACTACATTAAAATACAATGCAGTAATAATTGAATCTTTAGAGACAAAAAATAAGATTGATTTAACTAATTCTATCGTATTCCTCGATTACTTTGAAGATATATTGTCTCCATGTGTCACTATGACGATTCAAGTTGCATCTACTTATTCAATATTCAATGGTCTTCCGATTCGAGGTGGAGAAAAAGTTGCTATTGATATTGAAACTCTGAGTGGAACTTTTAACTTAGATGGTGATTATGCAATGTATGTTTATAAGGTAAGTGGAATTGTTTCTGATGGAGCTAAAGAATATTTTACTCTTCATTTGTGTTCTCGTGAAGCACTTACAAATGAAACTGCTAGGGTACAGAAAAAGTATGATAAAAAACCAATTAATGATCATGTAACTGCAATACTCAAAGATGTATTGAAAACAAAGAAATTTAAAAGTGGTAATATCGAAAAAACATCAAACTCTTACAGTTTTATTGGTACACTCAAAAAACCTTTTCATATTTTAACTTGGTTGGGTCCTAAGGGAGTGCCTGCAACATCATCATCAGGAAATAACGGAACAACTGGAAAAGGAGTTGCTGGATTTTTGTTCTACGAAAATAAGGATGGGTTTCATTTTAGAAGTATTGATACTTTAGTTTCCGCAACAAAATCTCAAAGTGGAAGTACATCAAAAGAATCTATACCAAAATATAATTACAATCCTGGAGTAATAGAATCTGGAAATTTAAATAACAATTTCCAGATTCTAAATTATAATTTTGAAAAAAATATTGATTTAATGAAGTCTCTTAGAGTAGGTATGTACGCAAATATTACATATTTTTATGACCTATATCAAAATAAAATTAGTGGAATTACTTATAGTTTAAACTCAGAACTTAAATCTAAACTTGGTGGTTCTAGGCCACCATACCCTAAAGATTTTGGTAATAGACCTTCTAGAATTCTTTTTAGATCTGCAGATGTTGGAATTTTAGATAAAACTGGCAAAATAGAAGATTCTGGCAGAGATAACACAGATATGGCTAAATCCTTTTCTCGTTATAATTTGTTGTTCACTCAGTCACTAAATATGTCAGTACCAATGAACATCAATTTGAAAGCCGGAAACATAGTTTATGCACAATTTCAAAAAATTGATGCATCTCAATCCGCTGAAGTAGATTCTGAACAAAGTGGAAATTATTTAATTAAAGAAGTCCGACATCACTTTGAAGGTGGTCAGATGGTATCATCACTAAAACTCGTTAGAGACTCCTACGGATTATACGGAGCAAATCAATGAACAACATAGACGCACACATCGCAAAAGATAAAGAAATTCTTGACAATCCTGTTACTTCCCCACAAGCGAGAAGACATACTCAAGAAGAACTAGAGGCTTTAGAGACATATAAAGCAAATCATCCAGATGATGATCACGACCCAACTCCACTAGAGTTGTACTGTGATAGCAATCCAGGTGCTGCAGAATGTAAAATTTACGAAGACTGATGATAGACGAAGCTTTTATAAAATCGAATTTTTTAGGTAGAGACGGATTCGTTTGGTGGATCGGTCAAGTTGCCGATCCTAAAGTTTGGCGTAATGAAAAAACTCGTATTGATAAAGGCAAAGAAGCTTGGGGATATAGATGTAAAGTAAGAATTATTGGTTACCATAGTTTCGATAGAAACGAATTAAAAGATGACGATTTGCCTTGGGCTCACGTCTTAACTAGTGCATCAGATGGTGCTCCGGGTCAAGGTGGTTTCGGTAAGTTGCCATTGCTTGTTGGTGGAGAATCTGTATTTGGATTCTTTTTGGATGGAGAAGAAGCTCAACAACCAGTTGTAATGTCATGCTTCCATAGAAGCCCAATGGTTGAAAATATTCCCAATCCTAATCCATTTGATCCATTTCCAGGAAGTTCCGGAAATTTGGCAAAAGGAGCACAAGCAACCAGAAATAAAGGCCAAGATGACGGAACTGCAAAAAGAGTTGATGAAAAACTTGGAACTGGATCTCAATTTGAAATGTTTGCAAATCCACAATTTGGTGCAGCAACAACAAAAAGTTTAGATTTAAGTCCAGGATTTGCTCCACTCACATCAGATACTAGTGCTAAAGCGGGTGCAATATTTGGAAATCCAAAAATTCCCACAGACCAGTTATTTTATGACGAAAAAGCCGAAGTTGCATTTTTGTCGGAATTTGATAGATTGGGAAATGTTGAAACTGAAAATGGATGCGGAAATAATATTTTAAGTCAGATTACAAACGCTTTACAAAGTTTTATTAAAACTGTCAATGGACTTGAAAAAACTGCTTTGGGATTTATCGATCCAATTAGAAATGTTGTAGTGGATGTTCAACAAACTGTTAGATCTACTGCTAGACTTATTGCATCTGTAATGAAATTTGTAATTAATGGGATGCGTGATAGTATCTTTTGTTTGGTTGGAAAATTATTCAAACTCCTCTCAATAACACTACCATCTTCAATTAAGTTACCTATCTCTGAAGCTGCTAAGAATATTTTAAATTTGATTTTTTGTCTATTTGAAAAATTATTTGGCCCCCTTATGGATTTTATTATGGGCCTCTTAAATGGACTAATAGGTAAAAGTGCTAATATACCTCTTTGTGCAATAGAAGAAATCACATCTTCTTTAATTAACAAATTAGCAGATATGGCAGATAATGCACTATCTGCCATTTTAAGTGGATTGGATTGGTTAGCTAGTGGAATTAGTTCAATTGCTGGTGCTTTGACTGATGGATTAAGTATGATCGGTAAGATTTTAAGTTTCTTAGATTGCGATTCTTTGGCTTGTAGAAGCACTACATCTTGGAATCCTTTCAGTGGTTCATCTTTCCCGAAATTAGACAGTTGGAATAATGTTTTAGGTAATATGGATATCCTAAGTGGACTTGGTGGAGCTAATCAAGCTTTGGGATATCTGTCAATGTTTGGATCTTCAGATACTCCATTTAGTAAATGTAGAAAAAAAATTACAAATCCACGAACACAGGATGATCTTGCCCCAATGCCAATTGGAGTTAAATTTTATGATTGTATTCCACCAGAAGTTAGAATTTATGGTGATGGAGTTGGAGCAAGAGCAAAAGCAGTAGTATCTGAAAAAGATGGATCTATTGTAACTTTCTTATTATGCGATCCAGGTAGAGGATATACATATCCGCCAGAAATAAGAGTTGTAGATAACTCTAATTATGGAAAGGGAGCTCAAGCAAAAACTACTATTTCTAATGGTGGGATAGAGTCAATTTATATTTTGAATCCTGGAAGTGGATATTGTCAAACCAATTTGGGCGAAGAAACTGTCGGTGAAGGTGGTGCAGGCACTCCAAACTTACCGCCGTGTCTAGATGTAGGACAAGGACAATTATCTCCAGCTGTTGTCGGAATTAACACTAATATAGTAATAGAATCTCCAGGAATAGGGTACACTTTTGGAGATACTATTCTGGTAGGAGAAAAAACTGTTTATAAACCAATTCTTACAGATAATGGTTCTATTATTGGAGTAGAATTACCAACTGGTCTTGCTCCAGGTGTTGGAACTGGAGTAACTACACCAACAGGAATAGTTGGAGGTGGAGGCACACAATTTGGAGAAACTTTTACAAACACCCCCACAGTTACCATAAATACTACAACAGGAGAAGGTGCTGTTCTTTATCCAGTTATTCAGTTTGTACCGCAATTTATTGTTGACAACCCTGATCTGAATGTTGGTATTACTTCCATTGTAAACGTAGTAGATTGTGTGTAAATCATGGCAGAACAACCAAAAGAATATTATGAAAAAAAACCAGGTTTTATAGTTAAATCTGGAACTCCGGACTTATCAGGAAAAGTAATAGACTATGCAGTATTCACTGATTATGGTCAGGGATTTGAATATACACAAGATGGCCAACATAAACAACAATGTAGAAAAACTTCATATGAAGCTTGTGGATTAGATAATAAAGATGGTGAACCTGCTAAAATTATAAGAGCCAAAAAAGGTGATATTATTATTGAAGCAATGGATGGTGACATCATATTAAGAGGAAAAAATATTCGAGTTGTTGCTTTAGATGGAACTGGGGAAGTAACGGTAGTTTCAGGAAAACATTTCGCTGTAAATGCTCCCGTACAATCATTTAAAGGAAGCAATTCAAATACAGTAATGTCAAATAGTGCGTCCACTGGAGCTCAAGCAACAGATACTACTGGAAATATCCAAAATAGTCAGACTTCTGGTGCAGAAGATAGTGAAGGATCAGTTTTAACTAGACTTTTAAATATTGCTAAAAAGTTTCAAAAATGGCTAGATTGTTAAGAGGTGAAATATGCCTGCAGAACCCGTAAAGTATATTGGCGATAAACTCTGTGTAGGTCCATTAGATTATTCATTTTTGCCTGCTGTTCCAGCAATACCTGGTACAACCGTTTTAAATGGACCTGTTTGGATTGGTGCTGGTGGACCTCAAATTCCTACAGCTAATTGTATGATTGGTCCTGGGTTAAATCCCATTTCCCTACAGGTTATCGGGATTGCCAATTTTTATTCAATCACCAATCAAATTGGAATTAATAATAGAACTGGTCTTGCAAATGTAACTGGATATACGCAAAAACTTGGGGCAAGTACAAAAGCCGCATTTTCTGGAACAACTGGATATAGTGCAAAGTCGGCTGCACAAACTACTGCTGGACCAAGTTATGCTCAATCTTTTGCACAAACCCCTTTAGCAAAAGCTGCAGTAATTCTTGGAAATGTTTCAACAACCACTGGAATTAATCCAACTCAAGCAGCAGCGTTAGCTACAAAAAAACCATTTGATATTAAACATCCAACAAAAGAAGGTTGGAGACTCAGGCACGTTTGTGTAGAAGGACCAACTGCAGATGTTTATGTTAGAGGTATAATAGAAAATTCCGATGTTATTGAACTACCAGATTACTGGACTGGTTTAGTTGACTCGGAGACAATTACTATAAGTTTAACTCCAATTGGAGAATATCAAGAACTCTCTGCAAAATTATTAGATTGTAATACCAAAATAAAAGTTTCTAATAATCTGGGAGAAGTTGGAAAGTATAGTTATCTTGTTTTTGGGGAAAGGAAAGACGTTGATAGGAATATTGCAGAATATGAGGGATCATCTGTAGAGGATTACCCTGGAGACAACACTCAATATGGATTATTTACTTTATAATTATTATGCCTGCAGAACCCGTAAAGTATATTGGCGATAAACTAACAGTAGGTCCATTAGATTATTCATTTTTACCTGCTATTCCAGCAATACCTGGCACAACTGTTCTAAATGGTCCTGCTTGGATTGGTGCTGGTGGTCCACCATTTCCTACAGCTAATTGTATGATTGGTCCAGGATTAAATCCAATCTCTCTACAAGTTATTGGCATATCTAACATTCCAGCAATTAATAATCAAATCGGTATTTTCAATAGATCTGGTTTTGCTAATATTTTTGGATATACAAACAAAACTGGTGCCGATATAAAAATGGCATTTTCTGGGACAACAGGATTTAGTGCAAAGGCAGCTGCACAAAGTACTGCTGGTCCATATTACGCTCAGGCATTCAAAGAAACTCCTTTATTTGATGCAGCGGTATGGCAAGGAAACATGGCAACAACAAAGGCTATGAATGCAATGTTTCAAGCTGCTGTCCAATCAAAAAAACCTCTTGGATCTAAAAACTTTGATATTGAAAATCCTATAAAAAAGGGATGGAGGGTTCGTTATGTTTGCACAGAAGGTGCAACAGCAGATGTTGTTGTTAAAGGAACTCTGGAAAATGATAACATCATAGAATTACCAGATTATTGGACTGGTTTAGTTCACACAGAAACAATTCATGTAATACTAACTCCAATAGGACATCATCAAAAGTTGTTTTATGATATTTCTGAATGTGGAACTAAAGTCATAGTTTCAAATAATTCAGATAATCAAATTCATTGTTATTATAAAGTATTTGCGGAAAGGAAAGATACTCCCAAAAATATTGTAGAATATAAAGGTTTCACATATAACGATTATCCAGGAGATAATAATGAATATAGATTCTGGTTCAGCCCTGGAATATTCCCATAAATAAAATTACCATTACTTTTGATCGTAGTATTAACTAATTATGGCTGGTATATCTACTGTTTTTATTGCAGAATTAAAAGAAGAACTTGAGTTCAAAAAGAAAGAAAGAGAACAATTGATGGATCAACTTGCATTGTATGATGTGAGGATAGATCGTTATGATGCGGTTATTGAAAATATGGATAGATCCCTCTTACCATTGGTAAGTGAAATTAATACTGCTAATTCTTCAGTTGCCGCTTCATATGAATCTAGAGTTGCTGCAGGATGTTTGAGTGATTTAACTTGGGTTGTAACTGGAGTAACTAAAATTGGACTTCCAACAAAATATGGATTTGGTACTCAACAAATCAATACAACATATCAGGTTAAAAAAAATCCAGACCTTTATAGAAAATACGGTAAAACAGCATTAAAATATTACAGAAGACCAAAAAACCAGGATTACGGTTCTAATATCGTTTCTGAATTTTTTGGAACTATTAGTGTTGGAAGTACAGAAATAGCAATTGTGCAAACTGGTCTTGCTGGAACAGCTGGAATACTAGCTGGAGATATTATTACGGATGATCTAGAAAATCCAACTGCATTTGGGGTAGATGATCTACCAACTATTGTTGGTTTTGGACAAACTACGATAGTTATCGACACCCAAATGTTTGGTGGACAAACTACAATAGGATCTACTGTTATTGCTGCTACAGGAATTGGATCTACAGGAGGAATTTCGGTAGGTAATGGTATTATTGGAACTAGTGTTTTGGTTCCGGGAACTACAGTTGTAGCAATTAGTACAGCTCCCTTTGAAATTCAATTATTTGATTTTGATTTCGGTGGTTTTATTACCACATCAGTTACAGTACCAGCTTTAGTTGTAAGTTCACCAGCCCTAGCGGCAACAAGTATTAACTTTGCGGTAGGAGTTACGAGTTCTTATCCCTCTTTCTTCCTCAGTACAACTTGTGATACTGCGGTGGAAACTACTAATTTTACCGTTATTAGGACCACACAATCTGTATTGGATGAATTTGACCCTTCAAATAATCCTATAGATCCAGTCACTGTAGGAATCATGAATGCTAGTACAATTGGATATGGTCATACTGTGGTGAGAGTTGGTAATCCCAATACATCTCCACCAGGACCATTTCAATGGAGAGAAGTTCTAGGTGATTATGATCCAGAACCTGCATGTGGAGGTGGATTTGAAGATTGGTATGAAGGAAATACATCTTGGCCTACAATCACAACATACACATATAGCGCAGAGGGAGTATTACTTTCTCAAACTACTTCACACGCTCCAGAAGGAACTACGGTAGTGGTATCAACAGGATCTACACTTCCAGCTCAGAGTGGAATAGGATACACTGCAACTAGTTCCAATAATCCAACTTTTTCAGGGTGTCCCGCAAGAACCTCTGCCATATCTAATGCAGAATCTGACAGAAATGCACTTATTTCAAGATATCAAGCCACTGTGGATGAAACGATTGCTGCATCAAATTCCCTAAGAAAACTTAGGGATGGTTTAGAAAGTCAGGCATTTATTCTTTTACAGGGAAGAGCTGCTTGTGATGCAGAAATAGTTAGAATAACTAACCAAATTGCTAGTCTGGAATCAATAGACTTATCTCCATATGAACCAACCACAAATATAACAAAAAATAAGTATACAAGTAGTACGGTGGGAGTCCCTACCACTTGAAGAACTGTCACAGGGCCCGTTGACGACCCCCCCATTTCTTGATATGATAACAGTGTTCCTTAAACAACTCTCACATGCAAGTTGATCGTAAAACCCTTCAGGAACTTCGTGAATTTCAAGAAGATGCCGCAGCCCACTTTGTTCATGAATTTTTTCCTATGAGTGGTGAACTTTACTGGACTATGGTGGAATGTCTTGCAACTGCAAAACTCGCAGAACTGCGTGGTGAGCTGGTCGCAGATGAAGTATAAGGTTCAATACCTGAAACCTAAGAAAAAGGGCCTTGCCAAACACGAAGCGGTGTTCTACAATATAGAAGACGCAATGAGGTGGGAGACCTACGTTAAACACGAACTCAACGCACGAAACCTGAAGATTGTACCAATTTAACATGGATCCATTTAAAATTAGTTACAAAAATCTTTACGAATATCCAGTGAAAACCACTCCAGAAAATGTTCGTGAATCTAATGAAGGATTATTTCATGCAAAAATGACATTACCGGCTGCAGCAAAACACTGCGGAATGACTCAAAAAGAAATGAAGTTGACATTCTTTGAGTACTTGAA